CATCAAACCAGCAAAGACCAACATCATAATAGGTCGCCAGTTTCTTTGTAGAAAACCACCTTGTGCTTCTGTTTGTATTATTTTAGCAGCTCCTTCAAGCTCTGCAAGTTCACCAGATATAATCTTTTCTTGAACTTTTGCTTTCAGTTTGTCTGCTTCTCCTTTGTTATCAACAACCTTATCTATGGTTTTGAATACAGCTCCTGCTACAGGACCAAGTAAATTAAGCAACATCTATCTCCCTCATAGCTAATGCTAATGCCGAAGCTCTATTTGGTGTTTGACGATACCAAAGAGAATCAATCATTTCGTCAGAAGCATCAGTATATCTACCATCACTAAGTGCAGATAACATACCTTTGAATTTAGATACACCACCTTCACCCATCTGATAGACCATTTCTATTATTATTTCTTTTGCATTTGTATCTATATCAATATCACCTAGTACACGATCTGCACCCTCACAAGCAGTTTGGAAATCTTTTTCAAATAGTTTATTCCAACCTTCTTTAGTAGTGGGGATCTCTTCTCCAGGTATTATCTTGTGACCATAGCCACCAGTATCGAAACCTTCCGAACACTTATAGACATCAACTCTATAGCCTTCGTGTTTCTTTATTCGTTCTTTTAATTCCTCAAATGGCATCTACTTGTTTTTGTGTACAGAATCCTGATACATACAAATCTTTGTTTTCTCTGATACTGTATCTAAAGTTATCCACATGTGCAAGGCATTGTTGTACATTGTCAAACTCAACTTCTAGGGGTTCTACTACACAAGTGTTTTCAAGGGATGTTGTTAGTGATTGAACACAGAATATAATAACTACAAAAAACTTCATTTTATCTGGGTTATTATTAGTGCTAATAGGTTTGAGAATACAAGGAAACCTACAGACCACATGACTTTCTTAATCATACCCAGATCTTGCTCTATATGTTTGAGGTGATTAGATTTGATAATCTCGATATCCTTCTTTATTAACAGGATATCTTTTTCTAATTTATTTATTTTCTCCGACTGACTTGGCATTATCCATACTCTCTATTTTTTGTGATAGATTCAGATTCTTAAATTTATTAAGTTCTGTTGTTAGGTGCATATTCATTTCTTCTTCTTCAGTTAGTCTTAATATCTTTTTTGTTAGGTAAGTAATAAATATCTCTTGCTCATCAATTACCTTTTGTAATTTTGTTGTTTGCCTTTTGTTGGCTCTGGCTTCTTTACGCCATTTATTAACTTCTTTCTCATGTTCAGTCATTACTTTACTTTACTCATTGATCTAATAAATTCAACACCTTCTATAGTTTCTATCTGTGCTTCTACTCGTACACATTCTATTCTTGCTGTATCAGATTGCATATTCCGTGTCATAATTCTTTTCTTTTCAAGACAATCTTTTACACCATCAGTAACTGTATGTTCTATCATAGTACCACCAGAGAATAATAATAATGCTATAATTACTTTAGTTACCATTGTTTCTTACTTTATCTTTTAGTGCCTCTATATCTTTCAATGCTTTTTCCATGTCAGTTTGTAATCTTGTTATATTAACTTTGTTGTGGCTCATATCTTCTAAGTCATCAGATATATCTTCTACTTGTTCTGATACAAATTCTAATAACATATACTGTTCCTGATCTACAGGGGTTTGGTCAGCAGCTTTTACAAGGTCAGCTTCAAATAGTGTTTGCCTGGTTTCGATAGTATTTAGTCTTTCTAAAATACCGAAATATGCCCATACAGCAGTTGCTACTGCACCTAATAAACCTAAAAGATTTTTTATAGGTAAGCCTATTTCTGTCTTTTCAGATAGACTAGGCATTACCTACATACACATTCGCCATTACAATATTCACACATTTTTTACT